GGTGTCTCCAACCTTGACACCGTGTGGTAATCTTCTCTGTGGCATTTCTTTAATATTTAATCATTTCCCATCCTACAAGCTCATTGTTAATATATCGGATAAGGTCTATGATCTCCTGCTCCGTTGGCTTCATATAACCCTTGGCCTGCAGGTGACCTGGCCTGCGGGAGTAGAAGTAGAGATCGCCTTCGGCGTTGATGAAAACGGTGTGGATCGGGCGTCCGCCCCGGATGCAGAAAGCGATGTGGCCATGTGCATATTCGTCTGCGAGGCAAATGCTGCAGTCCTCGGTATTGTTCTCCAGGTAGTTGCGAAGTGCGGTTTCTGCTGCGGTCATGGTCTTGTCCTCCAGATTAGAAGTTGAACTCATTGTCGTCGATCTCCTTGAGGAGTTCGATGGCCTTCTGGCACTTTCCTCCGAACTCAAGCAGGGAGCGGATGCGCTTTGCACTCTGGTAGTATTCTTCCGGGAAGTCGAAGCTGTCATCAAGGCCCTTGTGGGCAAAGGGGCGAAGGATGCGATCCTTGTTAGCGCGTTCTTTCTGCAGCTCGGCTTTTGCTGCGTTCATTTTCTTGGTGATGGCCTTGATGGTATTTGCTGTGTTGGTGTTCATGGCGTTTGGCTTTAGAATGATTTCTTATGCTGGGTTAGTCGTTATAAAAGCGTACTTCTTTCAGGTAGCCTACGTATTCGGCGTGGCCAATGCTGGAGGTGGCACCAAACTGATCAACACGGTAGACGTAAATGTTTATGCGTCGGCGGTTGCAGATTTCCTTTGCGGCCTCGACTGCTTCCTTCTTGCTGGTTGCGGTCTTAAGGGTATCGTAGATGTCTTCGATTGTGTAAGTGTAGCGGCTTGTTGTGTTTGTGCTCATAATCGTCTGTATATTAAGGTTTTACTTGCTGCCTTCCGGCACATCTAAGGTCGCTACATTATTTGGATATATCAAGTTAATTCGACTTTATTTTCAACATTTATTGCACTTATTTTCAAGCACTTAGACAGACTGAATGAACGAGCGAAACCACCCTCTCCGGGTGGCCGCTGCAGGGGCTTTTTTTATTAGAGTCCGAGCGGATTTTCGAGCTCTGCGTTGATCCTGCGGACGCAGTCTCTGATATCCTCAAGAGTCTCTGCGAAAAGGAACATCCGATTCTTGAGGCTGGCGAGCTTTGCGGGGTCGCTGAGGAACTTCCCAAGGTCGATGTAGAAGCGAGCCCGATCGCCAATCTCCTGCTCCTCGATGTTGAAGGATCCGGTGCTGCCGACATTCGTTTCGAAGAGTTCCTTGTTATCATTGAGGTAGTAGTTCTGTTCGGCCCTGACCTCGATCTCTTGTCCGAAGGCAAATTTGCCCGTTTCGGCATTCCAAACCGCGAACTCGATGCAGGTGTCGTTCATGAACTTCACCGTCCAGTGCTCTCCGAGGAAGTCCTTGATCCAGCTCTTCATCTCTTCGAGGGTGTTGTTGCTGTACTCGTTGTAGGCTCCGATCTGGATGTTCTTCTCGTTCTCCAGCTGGGCTTTGTGAGCCTTGCCCTCTTCGGTGGCGTAGTAGGCCTCGGTCTTGGCCTTCTTCTCGTTCTCGGCTTTCTGGTTGGCGATGGCAGTTTCGAGCTGCGCGATTTCCTGCTTGAGACTGTATTCGCGTGCATCCCTTACTGCTTGCTGGTATTTCCATCCGGAGGTAAGGAGGGTGATGTCTCTGGGCTCTTCCCCGCGAAGGATGCGGAGGGTGTTCTGAAGTTCGTACTTCTGGGTGAGGAGGGTTTCTTTGCGTGTCATAATTGTCTGTCTTTTAAGGTTTTACTTGCTGCCTTCCGGCACATCTAAGGTCGCTACATTATTCGGATATATCAAGTTAATTCGACTTTATTTTCAAGAAATAACGCACTTATTTTCAAGCACTTAGATATGCCGGAGGTAACTCTTTGAGACAGGCCGAGATACCTCTACTTCTCCTCGACATCGTAGTTGCAAGTGATCCATTCTTCCTGCCTTCTGCGGGAAGTCTTGCTGGCGGTAATAGTACGGTCAAGCGTGTGGATTATCCAGCCGTAACGGTCTGCATACTCCCGGATCCGGGAATGTGGGAACATCGTCAGCATGAACTTGCCCTTGCAGTTTGCCAAGACTTCCAGCAACTCCTCGAAATCCTGCTCGTTGAATGTACCGTTATAATGGGCGCAGTCCGTTCCCACGTAGGGAGGATCCACAAAGTGGAAAGCGCCCTCGCAGTCGTAGCGCTTTAGCATATTGATGCCGTTCTCGCACTCGATCGTGACATGGTCGAGCCTGCCGCAGAGAGCCTCGGTGAAGTCATCCTTGGCGTTACGGAGCTTCTTGGTGGTTGTCCCTTGGCGGTCATAGCCGAAGGTGCCATCCAGCATGGAGGCAAAGCCCAGCTTGGAGCACACCCAGACGGCCCAAGCCCTCTCCACCGGATTGAAGAACTCCGGATGGGCATTGATGTGCTTGGCATGGGCATGGATCTCCCGGCTATGGAGAGTGGAGTCGATGAGGGCCTTGAGTTCATCGTACCTTTCCTTGGCGATCTTGTAGAAGTTGATGAGCTCTGCGTTGACATCGTTTATCACCTCGCACTCACAGGGAGGGATGGCGAACAGGACGGAGCACCCTCCGCAGAAGGCTTCGGTGTAGAGCGTATGCTCAGGGACAAGCGGGAGGATGTGCTTCAGGATGGACTGCTTGCCACCGTAGTATGAGATTGGGGTTTTCATTTCTTGTACAGGTTGATTCGATATTGGATGATGCCGTAGCAGATAATCAGCAGGGCAAGTAAAGCGGCAAGGGCCTTAAGGGTAACATTGAACTTTGTGGCAGTCGGGGGCTCGTTGAGTTCGGACTCCTTCTTGGTATTGTCCTCGGAGTGCTCCTCCATGTGCGTCCCGGCTACGGTGGAGCTGTCCACAGTGACTGATTGCTGTTTATTTGCGGACAGCTCCGTTCGTACCACTCTTTTAACAGGCCCGGCAGTGGGATTCCGGATGGAGGGTGGCGTTTCGGGAGTTGTGTCAACGGGAGGAAAGAACTCGACAATGGTCTGGCTCACTTCCAGATTCCCGGTCTCCAGCTCGGTGCGGAGATAATCCACAAGGAGGGAATCCCGCAGCGAGGCAGAGGACACCGCGTTTCTTGCCACCCGGATGGATCCGCAGCCGGGAAAGAGGAAGAGAAGCAGCCCACCGAGGAGCCATGCTACAAGTACAGTTAGTCTTTGGTTTTTACACATTTCATGAGTTCGTCTACTCGTTTCTGCCGTTCTTCCGGAGTGAGTTCTGCCGATGACTTGACCCGCTTTGGAGCCGGAGCCTTTTCCCAAGGAAGCGGGAACATCTGCGTCATCTCCTTCCGGTCTTTTTTCTCCATCTGGATGCAGGTGAGAACCCACGTCTGCCACCTGGTACGTTCCCACTCCTGCCTCTGGGCATCCCGGTTGGCCTTTGCCCAGCCAGCCCATGCATAGAAGAACTCGGCTGGGGTCAGGTCATTGAAATCGTCCGGGCGCAGGCCCATCTGCCCGACCCCGATGGCAAACCACATCTCGTATGTGGGTGGATGTGGCTCTTCATCGGAGTCCGTCAGGAGTTTGGGTCAACCACCCTGTCCAGCTTGTCGATCAGGGGCTTGATGGAGATGGAGAAGGCATCGGCAATCTGGAGGAGGATGCCGGGATCCTCATCAATGGCATCCCAGATGTCATCCTCGGTGAAGGTCTTGGCGTTTTTCAATCCGGCTTTCCGGGCACCCTCGTTCAGGCCCAGCACCGCGATGCCTACGAGCCCCTCGATGGAGTTGACGGCATCTTCTGAGGTAACGAGCTGGCCGAAGGAGAATCCGGTTTTCTTGGCGTAGGCGCTCAGACCACGCATACCGAAGTGGACGGGGTACTGGCTTCCAGCGATAGTAATAGTCAACATAATCTCTTGGTTCTGGTACGTAATACGGATACCGCATCACCGCTATGAAGGGTTAGCCGGGGTGAGATTGCCGCTTCCGGTGATGGTAAAGTTGTAGGTGGCGTTGTCGCCAGCCGGAGTGCCGAGGGAGAAGGATGTGATGTATCCCGTCCCGGTGTAATTCTTCGTAAGGGCTCCGTTGAGAGCGGCCTTGAGCACCACTCCCACACTTGACTTGGAGAGGATGGACTGGAGGATATCCTCCGCGTTGTCGCGGGTTGCCGCCAGATCCGGATCGATGACCACGAGGCCCTCCACATCCACGCTCCAGCTGATATCTCCGGGGTACTTCTCCTTGCCGTTGGTGTCTTTGGTGCGGATATCCTTCACCTCCAGATCCACTTTCAGGGAGTGGTTGGTGGCATGGAGCGTAGGCTTGCCATCCACGGTGACAACGATGTCCTCGCCTTGGATGATCTGTTTATTTCCAACTTGTTCTGACATGGTATTATTGAATTTTGAATGTTAATGTCCAACTGTGTAAATCGTAGTCCGGGTAATAATCCGAAGAGGAGCTCCGGTGGCGGCACACCTTTCCGTCCACCACAAGGCCCTCGATGGCTCCTCGCACCTTTCGCTTGAGCAGCTCGGCCCCGGCCACCCGGTTATCGTAGACCTCCACCTCAAAGATGGTGTCATAGCCTGCGATGCCGTCCTTGGTGCGCACAGGGGATTCTTCCGGGGTGCTATAGGTTGCGAAGGGAGCCACCGTCTTCTCATCCACTGCACCGCACTGGATCTTGCCTTCAAGCTCCGGTGCTGCAGTCTGGATGACTTCGATTAGGGCTGTTTTAAAGTCGCTCACTTCTTGACAGGTTTAAAGTTCTTGTTCACAAACTTCTCTACGGAATCGGCCAGCTCGTCTCCGAAGCCGTCCACCACCGTTTGGTAATTCTCCATATATGACTCCTCGATATAGGGCCGGGGCTTAAGCCCCCGGACATGCCGGGCAAAGACCTTGTCCCCATTGGGGAGGGTGAAGACCAGCACGCCACCTTTCTTCTTTGGCCAGCGGGGATCCCGCGTTCCCTCATGCACGAATTTGCCGTAGTATTCGTTGACGGCCTTTTTCTTCTTGCTGCGAGAGAAAACGTGCTTCACCGCCACATCCACCTCGGTCTTGGGGGCCTGCCTATCCCGGTAGGAGACAACCTTCAGCTGCTTTTTGAGCTGGCCGGACTTCACCGGGACTCGGCTCTGGGCTCCTTTGACAAAGGGCTTGCTGGACTTCTTGAGGGCCGATCGAAGCATCTGCTTCTGCATCTTGTTCGGCAGCTCATCGAGGATCTCCTTGGCCTCCTGGTACCCTTCCACCTTGATCTTAAGCATGGCTGAGGATCTCCTGGAGGTCTTTTGCATCGGTCTTGACAGTGCGGATATGGAGACGATGGCGTCGACCCTCTTCCTGAGTGCCCACAATGCGTCTCCAATCCTCTCCGTCCTTGATGAGCATCCCCGGCTCGATATGGCTCCGCCAGCGGATGGTGTACACCACCTCGTTCTCATGGACGATACGGCTGGCGTACATGTTCTCCCGGCCCCCGGCCTCGGTGCGCTGGGCATAGGCCTCGGCCACGAAGTCGATGCGCTTGGTGCGGTCGTTGTACTCGTCCCGGAACTCAAGGAAGCAGTGTATCTCGATGCGATGGTCAAACATTGCTGTCGGGTTTATATCTCACTTTTCGGGTGCGGGTCACATATCCTTCTGCATCCGGCGCATCCGGATCGGCCCCGCCATCCCCGTAGGGGTGGATCCTCCAAGGCTGGAGGAGTTTCTCTGCGGTCATAGGGAGCGAAGCCACGCTCCGTCCCACGACCACATCGGCCTCGTTGTCTAAAAGAGTCCCCAATATCAGGAGAAGAGCGGCCTTGATTGCCGGAGGGAGGTTTTCAGAGGTGAACTCCGTGCAAAGCGAGCGATTGAGGTAATCGTCTGCAATGCCGATGGCCATCTCAAGATAGTCCGCAACGAGTGCATCGAGCGAAGTATCATCTCCGAGCCGGAGGTGTGCGTGTGCCGTTTCAAGTGATATCAGGGACTGCGACATAGATATTGAGAGAAGATAGAGGTTTATGCGCCGTGGACCAGTTTCTTAACCGGGTGCGTTCCGGCATCCAGGAGGAAACCGTCGGCCCTTGCGAATCCGAACAGGCCGATGGACAGGTACTCTGCCAGCAGCTCGTTCAGGCGGATGACCTTAAAGCCCTTGACGATGCGGATCTTGTACTTGGAGAAGTCTCCGAAGAGCACGGAGGCGTTCCCGGCTCCGATATCGGCGACATCGTCATTGATGATGTACGGCTTGCCAAAGAGGGACGGGGCCAGACCATCGCGGACACTCTGCTGCCAGATGTAGCGGCCTTCCAGATCCTTGATCTTGGCCAGCGCCCACAGGGTGTTCTTGTTGAACATGAACTTGCCGTTGCGGGCATAGGCAGAGTCGACACTCTTGACCAGGTCGATGATGTCGTCGAGTGAGATGGCGCTCGCTTCCGGGGTGGCTCCGCAGTTGGTAGCTGCAGTAACGATTCCGGTAGGCTTGCCCGTACCGTCACCCACAGTGAGGTGCTCGTTGATGCCCCTTCCGAAGGCATCGGCGAGAAGGCCACTCAGCAGGGCATCCAGATCAAAGGCGCTGTCCTGGAGGAGCTCCAGCGACACCGGGATGATCGGGGTGCGGTAGGTGTATGCCTTCAGCGTTGCGCTTCCGAAGGTGGGAGCAGCCTTGGTGCTCTGGTTGTACTCGGCCACAATGGTAGCCTTGGAATCGGTGTCGTTCACCGTCGGGAGGATGAGGTCACCGCCACGAGAGGTGGTGATGATCTGTCCGGCTTCGAACATGCCGCCATAGGTCTTGATGGCCACTTCGATGGCATTGGCCAGCTCCTTCGGGATGATCACGCCACCCGTCAGTCCGGAAATGGCGTCACGCTTCTCGATGATGGCGCGATTCTCCGGGGAGACACCCTGAGCGCCATTGATGAGGTAGTCAGTGAAGGCTCTGCGGTACTCCGCATTGGCACGCTGATCGGCCTCGGCACCTTCACCGCCATTTTCGCGCTGGAATGCATCCTGGGCCTGGCGCTTCTGGATGTCGAGGAAGCGCTCCTCGGCAGTGACGGCTTTGTCGGCCTTGTCATAGTCGGCAAACAGGGTATCCCACCTCTGCTGCTCTTCTGCGGTCATTTCACGACCGTCAGTCTCTTTACGGAGAGCATCGATCTGGGCATACAGACCAGCTCGTTTCTCCTTGAGTTCTTTTAACTTTTTACTCATAAAACTTAAGAATTATGGATTAGGATTTGAGTTTCAGGAAGGCCACTGCCCGGTCGCGGGAAGAGGTGTCGATCTTTGCCGGGGCGAGTGCCTCGCGCTTGCGCTGCTCCAGATGCTCCCGGACGCTGGCTTCGGTGTCTTTGTAGGCAGGGTAGGTGACCAGGGATACATCGTAGAGCTTGGCGATGGACTTGACGGTGCGCTCGTCATATTCGAGCTTGTTCTTGTCATCTGCGTAGCGCCATTCGTCGGTTTCCACCACGAACTTGAAAGAGCACTTCGATATGTCGCCTCTTCGGACCAGCTCCAGCATGTCATTGCCCAGGGTGGTCTCCGGGGAATCGAACTCGAAACGCAGCCCGACCTCGTCCACGGTAAGTTTGAGCGTTCCGGAGGTGGTGCGGGCCAGTACACCGGAGATGTCGTGATTGAATACCATAATCACGTCGCTCATGTCGGTCTTTTCAAAGGCTCCACGGGCGATTTTCTCGACAAACCAGCCGTAGATAGGCTCGCTCCAGGTGTCAAACTTGGAAGCATATCCGGTGATGACGCGGGAGGGTTTCCCATCCTCCTGCTGCCGTATGGCAAGGTCGGAGACGATGCTCCGCACCTCGATCTCGATGTTATTCTTCTGATTTTTCTCCATTTTTGAGGGCGTTTTTGACGGTCTGCATATTCAGCTGCACGAAGTAGGTGTCACCACCGTCGTAGCTGTTCATATCTTCGAGGGATCGGATCTCATTTGCGGAGAGAGCTCCCACGATGTTCATGTTCTTGTAGTATTCGCTTCGGGTCTTGGCGTCGCCCCGGAGGAGTCCATTGAGGCCAAAGAGGAAGTAGAACTCTCCGAATTCATCCTCTCGGAGGAGTTTCCGGTTGAATTCTTCTTCCAGACGCACCAGATACGGCATCAGGCAGTACTGCACGAATTCCATCCCTTGGTGCTCGATGTTATTGTTGGTGGCTCGCTCAAGATCTGCGATCATGTGCGGGGGAACTCCGAAGATGGTGGCCACTTCGGTTTTCTGGAACTTGCGTGTTGCGATGAACTGCGCATCCTCCGGAGGGATGGAGATGCGCTCGTAGGTCATTCCACCTTCCAGGAGGAGTGGCGTGTGGGCATTGTGCAGGCCCACAGACTGCTCGATGAGGTCTTTCTTGAGTCGCTTGTAGGACTCCGGTTTGAGGGTGCTGGGATACTTGAATACGCCGGACATGTTGCCGCCCTGGGTGAAGAATTTCTCCCCGTAATCCTGCGCCGACTGGGTCAATGATAGGTTTTCCCGATGCACTTGGATGGGTGATTTGCCTTTGTAGCCGTTGGTGGAGAGACCCTTCAGGTGAATCACATCGTAGGCCGGGAGCAGTTCACCGCTACTTAGCCGATAGAAGAGTTCGTCATCCGGAGTGAGGATGGGCTCGCACTCATAAGGGTGCAGGATCTGCAGGCGCACCGGACGAAAATAGCGGTCCCGGTGTATCCTGGCGTAGCCATTGCCCCAGAGGGTGCAGCCCATCATGAGGTGCTGCAGGAGTCCGAAGCGATTCAGGTAGTCGTTGGGCTTGGAGAGAATGTTGGCGCAGGGATGTCCCTTTGCCTGCTCACGACCGGAGGAGGTTTTGTGGAAGAGGTGAATCGGAAGGGTGCCGACCGTCTCCGACAGGATTCGGACGCAGGCCCAGACTGCGGAGATGGCCAGCGAGCCTTCCGGGGTGATGACCTTCTTCGAGGTGGCATCGGCCACGGTGTCGGAGAGAAGCACTTGATTCACAGCGTGCTCGAATTCCTGTGAACTTACGCGCTTCTCTCCTTTCAAGAAAGAGGCAAGAGATGAAAGCAGACTTGACACCGTAGCTTAACACTAAACTAATAACCGGGTGCAAAACTAATCGGTCACCTCCGCCTCCAGGTGAAACATTGTTACAGTCTTGGAAAATCATTAACTTTGTCAGACAGAAAAATCGGAATTTATAATTTCTTCAATGATCTGATTATATGGATTACCGAAAAGAAGCCATAGAATGCGTTAAAGACCGAGTTCTCCCGATCCATCAGCAAATATATGCCAAGTATGATGGGGACTTCGACAGGATTTACTCGGAAGGATACAATAGCAAGTCGTATCAGGGCAGGGTGATTGAGCCGGGGAAGGTTTATGAACTGAGTTATCTGGAATGTTCCTGCCCCAAGGTGAAGTGCGGGCTCAGGAGCAATCCGGAGCAATGCGAGTGTTCCCGGCAAAGCATTTTATTCATTCTTTCACAGCTTGAACCTGACAGTCGGTTCGATGTAAGGATTGAGAATACGATACTCCGAGGGGGTGAACGTTGCACTTTCAGGATAACAAGACAATCCGGCGTGAAGCGATCGATTGCCTTCTGCGGGTTGGACTGCGAAAAGTGCGACGCCTACATCGCTACGAAGAACAATGACCAGGCACTGCGGGAAAAGACGGCAAAACTATGGGCAGAACTCAACAACGCGCCCATTCTTCCGGAACACATAAACTGCGAGGGTTGTCGTATGGACGGGGCCAAGACCGTTTTCTGCAGCTCTTTGTGCGAGATCCGGAAGTGCGCTGTGTCCAAGGGTCTCGAAACCTGCGGAGAATGCCTGGAGAAGGAAACATGCCCGAAGGTCGATGCCATTTGGCAGAATAATCCCAAGGCGAAGAAGAACCTTGAATCCCTCTGATTATGGCTTGCAATCCAGACTTCGTCCAATATATCATCGACCAGTGCTCCGGTGCTGGTGAGATTGCCGTGAAGAAGATGATGGGAGACTACTGCGCCTATTGCGACGGCATCCTCTTCGGCCTCATATGCGACAATATCTTCTACATGAAGGTGACAGAGCCTGGCCGGGCGGTGCTGAAAGAAGTAATCTATCGGTCTCCGTATGACGGCGCCAAGGACTATTTCTACATCAGCGATGTGGATGACAGTGACTATTTGGTGAGTCTTATCAAAGCTACTTTGCCGGCTCTGCCCAAGCCTAAGGCGAAGAAGAATCCAATGAAGTAAATTCCAATTTCTCGCTCACTCCGGTGAGCGTTTTTTTGTTTTCCAGCGGAGGTATTGAATGCGGAAGGAGGAGTATTCGGAGTACATGCGTTCTCCGGTGATGCGCTCCACCTGGGACTCAAGCATCTCGTAGGCATCCTCGTAGGTTTGGTAGAGCATCCGGATCTCCAGGAAGGTATACAGAAAGCCAGCCGGGGAGAGGAGCTTGCGGGCATCCTCCGACAAGGGAGGGATGGCCGAGAACTTCTCCTCGTACCGCTTTCGCACGGTGATCTGTGCGTCACTGATTCTACGCCTTGCCATCAGTCATTTAGCGACAGCATACCCCGCCTGTCGTAGGGATTATCATCATCGTCCGTCTGCTTTGTCATCCACTCGCCAAGGGCCATGATAGATGCGACGATTCCATCAATCTTCTGGACGGACTTCTCCTTGTCTGGTTTGATATTCCCGGCCGGATCCGTTTTAACAACAGTGCTGGACAGCATCCAGCGCAGTACGGGATTGCCGAAGTGTTCAATCTTCTCGGTGAGTACCAGCTTCTCGAATTCCTTCGTGGGCGCTCCCATCGAGCCGTAGCCCTGGCCGAATGGATTACACTCCATTCCCTCGTTCTGTAGGTCAATAATCGTCTGGCTGGAGTTCCAGCGGTCATAGGCAGTGGAGTCCAGATCATAGTCCTCGATGATGAGCAGGATGTCGGCCTTGACAAAATCGTAGTCCACCACATTGCCGGGGGTGACCTTCACATATCCGGCCTGCACCCAGAGGTCATAGTTGATGTTCTCCTTCTTGATTTTCTCCAGCATTTTCTCCTCCGGAATCCAGAAGAACGGCAGCAGCTGGAATCGATCGTGCTCATGAAAAATGAGCACAAATGCTGTGATATCCGATACATTGGAAAGGTCGAGCCCGCCCCAGCAGGCACAGCCCTTGAGCGATTCCTTGTCCGTTGTGCCAACGCAGCGCATCCAGGCATCGTCCAGGATCCATGTCTTTTCGGCATCCACCCAGAGGTTGACGTTCTTCGTCATCACGTTGCGGACGGCCTCCGGACGATTCTTGGCATCGGTCACCTGGTCGGCCAGGTAGTCCACCGAAACGGACACTCCCAGGTTGGGATTTGATTTGATCCACATCTTGGGATTGTCCCACTCCTCCTTGGAGTCGAGGGTATAGATGATTCCGAAGAGGGTGTCGTCCTTATTGATGCCCCGCAGGATCTTGATAACATTCTCCCGGTACGCGTAGCAGGCTCCGTTCTTGTTGAATCCCGCTGTGGTGATGATGAACATCAGCGGTTGCCGCCTCGCACCAAAGGCCGACTTGATGACATCGAACATGCCGGAGTCCTTATGGGCATGGAACTCATCGATGATACCGCAGGAGGGGTTCAGGCCATCGTGGGTACCATAGTCCGAGGAGAGGGGTTTCATCATGCCGCCCTTCATCTCGTAGACGATGGAGTTCCGGTAGGTGTCCAGGTAGTTCTTAAGGTCGGTATTCTTGACGATTTCCACAGCATCGGAGAAGCAGATCTTCGCCTGGTCCTTGACGGTGGCCGCAGAGTACACCTCCGGCCGGGCCTCGCCATCGGCAAAGAGCATGTAGAGGCCGATGCCTGCGGAGAGTGCTGTCTTACCATTCTTGCGGGCGATCTCCACGTGCACATACCGGAAACGTCTCGTGCCATCGGCATTCTTCCAGCCGAAGATGTTCCAGAGGATGAAGTGCTGCCAAGGCTCCAGAACAAACCGCTGTCCGGCCCATTCACCCTTGGTGTGCTTAAGGCGCTCGATGAATCCGATGGCCCTCATCGCTGCCTTGCGGTCGAAGTACCATCCCTTGTCCAGCGCATCCCGGAGGTCATTGTAGTAGCGCTTGACCGCCAGCTGCACCAGCTCGCAGGTCAGGATCCTCTTGGCCCTGACATCCTCTGCGTACTGCTCTGCCTTTGTAAGTTTGTCCATGTTATTGTTCGTCTACAGTTTCGTAATCCGCGAAGTCATCTTTCTTCTGGATCCCGGCAATCATAGCTGCGACCCTCGCTCGGCTGGCCGGGGATAGACCGAACTCGGAAGCCAGCGTCTTTGCTGCCATCAGCGCATTCTCGGCAATCTTCCTCTTGGGGTTGACCTGGGTGATCGATCCAGTTTTGGTGGGCACCTTGATAGTGTAGCCCTCCGTCTCCAGATCCTTCATCATGTCTTGATATAGTGCCATCTCCCGGCAGTACGCCACAAGCAAATCATTGTTAACAGCATCGATGAGTCCCTTGCTGGCGAGCTCTGTTCCCACCAACTGATACAGCTTCTTGGCCGTACCCTTCAGGCCCTTGGGCTTTGGGAGAGTGGTGGCCGGAGCCATCGGAACCAGGTCTCCGTCCATCCGGCACGGCTGGTCAGTTCCCCGGAGCCGCTTACTTGCATCCGATGTTTTTTTTCGTCCTTTTGCCATAGTTCATTATCTTTGTATCTCTGGATAGGCCTTGAGATGGACACAAACCCAACTCAGTATGCCCGGAGCCCCGCTCCGGGCTTTTTTCGATATCGCCATTTTTGCACGCGTGCGTTCTCGACTCAGGGGGCGATTGACATTCTCGACCCCCGAAGGAAATCTGACCCCCTCCCGGTCTGCAGAGGAGAGCATCTCTCATTCGGATGACCGAGTCATCTCGGACGCTCCAACGCAGCATCATATTGCCCGTTTCAGTCGTATGCATAGAGTTGTCTTTTCGAGTGCTTTTTGAACTTTTATCAAAGAGTTACGCGGTTTTTCGGCCGATTTTTTTGTAGTTAATACGAGTGTGCAACTCTTTGAGTTTTTTAGAGTTGTGACAAACTCGGAAGTCGTATTAATTCCTGTATCATACGACTGTGTATCAATCCTTTGCGGTTTTTTCATTTTTCTGCGATATGATGCGAGCGATCGTCGCAGAAGGTGAGTGCTCCAGCAGTCTCTTTTGCCTGGCCATGTCTATATAGATCTGGGTGGTGGACGGATCATTGTGACCGAGCATGTCCTGGATTGTTTCGATGGGCATTCCTTCTTCCACCATCAGCGACCCGCAGGTGTGTCGGAGCGAGTGTGCTGTGATCTTGGGATCGTCAATCCCGATGGCACGGAGCCGCTGCTTAACGATGCCGGAGATGGTCGCCTTGAGGATCCGCGAGTGCTCCCGGCCCTTCATCAGGTTGATGAACAGCGGAGAGTCCATCCCGAAGTCATCTGTCCGCATGGACATGTAATCCTCCAGGGAGTCCATCACTTCATCCGGAACGGCAACCACATCGTGCTTGTCGATGCGACCCTTGCGCTGGATATGCAGGACATTCTTTCCATCCAAGGTATCAAAGTCCTTGATGTCGATGCGGGCCACCTCGCAGGTGCGTAAGCCGTTCGTGAGCATCAGCTGGATCATCAGATAGTCCCTGGCTCCGACGATATTGTCCCTGTCGATGGATGCCAGAAGGTCTGAGCACTGCTGCCGGGTGAGGGGATGCTTGTAGTGCTCCTTCGCACGGAACGATGTTTTAATGCCGGAGGCGATGTCATCGTAGTAGCGCATGGTCGCGCAGTGCTTATAGAATACTTTGATGACCGTCACGTAACCGTTGACGGTAAAGATGGACTTGCCCTGCTTCTGAAGCTCCTGCTTATAGCGGAGGATGTCTGCCCGGCTTGGAGTCCGGGGATCCACTCCTTGGGACGACAGCCAGCGGAGCCAGAGGCCGATCTTCCTCCGGTGGTCTGCTTTGGTTGCGGGGAGTGCATCCAGGAGCGTTATCCACTCTTCAACGATTTCTGTCAGTGTCTTTGTTGTTCTCATAAAACGTACTTGAAAAAGGGACCAGGTTGAAATAAAGGGAGGGAATCACTGATTTATAATTTGCTTGCAACCTTGTGTTTTGTGTTTGGTTAAACATTAATTACACGAGGAGCAGGAGGCCGTACCTCCCGGCAGAGCCGCCTGCCGGATTCCTCTCCCTTTCCAGAGTTGGGGTCTTGCTTACCACATATGAAAACACCTCCTTTTGAGATTCATGGTTCTTGGTTTTTGAGAGACTACTAACTACTTGTCCCTTGCGGTCTTGACCGCATGGCAATGATTGCACAGGGACTGAAGATTGTTCAGATCAAGCGGTGCTCCGCCCTTGTTTATAGGAACGATATGGTCCACCATCTGGGCCGGGACGAGCATGCCTTTCCGCATGCACTCCTCGCAGAGAGGATCCTTCTGGAGCTTGAGCGCTCGAAGCGTTCTCCACTTCCGACTCTGGTAGAAGTCGGTGTTGTGGTGTTGGAATCCGGCGAAGGGTTTCTTCTCAGGGAGCCAGGGCCGCTTTGTATGTTTCTTGATGCTGGGCATGACTTATCGCGGTTTCTCCACATGGGGTCTGCCCATCCTATTTCGGAACTGCACACCTTTCACCTCGATGAGTCGATCATGAGGGAAGCGCTTGTGCAGGGATTCGTAGTTCACATCGTAGTGTTCGAGATCCGAGGTGAAGTAGGGATGGCCATAGCGCTGCATGTTCTCCAGGAGAGCATTGATGTCCTCCTCATCCCAGAGAACGTATTCTCCGTTATGAACGTCCCAGATGTCCCGGCCGTCAGCCAGAGTGAATATAACTCGTTTCGGGAAGTAGTACATAAAACATTCGTTATTCGGCAATTATCGAATCATGACTCGTTATTTTCGGAGACTTTCTCCGGTGAATTTGACGGTCTTGCAGAGGTGTCCCAGACGATCGAGCGAGCGCTCTCCGTAGCGGGCGAGGATCTGTTCCTCGGTCAGGTTGGTGGTGATGAACATGGGACGGTTGTATCTCTCGGCCGCATTGATGACCAGGTTGAACCCTTCGCACTTCTCTCCGTAGTCGTTCACCTGCATCTCCACTCCCAACTCATCGATGATGGGGAAGGGGCATCGCTGGAGGTAATCCAGCCATGTCTCCGGCCGCTGGCCATAGGCAAGGTAGGGCTGCTGCGGGGTGGGTTTAGTCATGTCCTGGGCGTGCACAGGACGCAGATATTTCCCTTTCATCCGGAAGAGCACCGGAATCACCCCAGATGCGATGACAGACTTGCCCCGACCGCAGCTGCCCATGAGAAGAAGGCCCTTGCCTTCGGTATTCATCATCCAAGACTTGACATGGTAGTATTCGTCCAGCCACTGGAAGTATTCAACGGTCTTGTCGACTTCTTTGAAAATGGTCTCCAGCAGCTCTCCGGCCTCGCTTATGTTCTTGCACCAAGAGAAGGAAACGGGCTGGCGGACAAGGATGGTGGTCTCCTTTTGGAGTTCCTTGATAATGGTTTGAATTGATTGTACTGACATATTCTTGTGGTTTTATTTGTTGACTCCGTCTTTGAATTTTTGAAGGATCGAGTTCCGATGCTCTTCGCTGTCCGGTTGCATGATCTGGCCGATCCGCTGTCCGGTGGCCGGGGCTGTTGGATGCCCTCTGGCAGTTTGCTCTTTGAAAGGGAAGAGCCCGGCCCAGTTGTTGGCCATTGACTGCTCCACAATCTTCTGGGCCAGCTCAGGAGAATTTCCGGAGAGTTCTTTGAGTTTCTTAAGGCAGGCGTTAGCTCCCATCTGGGACGCGTAGGTCTCCTTTCGGCTGCGTTTGTACTCCAGCCAGATCCGCATCAGTTCCCTCCAGGGAGATTCCAGAGCGGCCACCCATTCATCCAGCGAGAAGGCAGATTTCTTTTTTGCATGTTTTTTCTGATGAGAAACATCAACATCCTGTTTAGTCTTAATAATGCTCTCACTTTGTTTTCCATTTTGGAAAGCAAACTCGCTCGATTCCCGTCCGACTTCACTTTCGTCTTCCATTTGTCTTTCATTTTGTTTCCCATTTTGGAAAGCAAAACGTGACTCAAATGACAGAATCCGATAGGCTGCGCAGGCTCTTCCACCAGGCGAGAGCACCTCAATGAGCTCTGCTTCCTGGAGCTGCTTCCGAATCCGGTATAAGGTGGTGGACGGGATCCCGGTCCTGGACTCCAAGACCGACAACGGGATGGTAATGACATCCTCCCAGCCCTGCCGATTGGCAATGAACATGAGTCCATGCCATAGCGCAATGGCCGAGGGAGTCATCGGGTGCGTCTCCAGCCAATCATAGAACAGCTTTATTTCTGTGAGGTAGTTCATTTGAATCGGCTGATGATTTTATCAAGTTCAGACATGGCTCCTTCTGGTTTCTCTTCCACGATATCGATCCCTTTGAATAGGAGCAGCTCGCTTTTCCTGATTCGGGGCTGTCCATTGACAAAGACCTTTCTAATCTTACGTTCCCGGCACAGTCTGTCGACGGATTTAACGGTGCGGCCAATGAAATCAGCAGCCTCTTTCCGCGTCATAAGAATGTCCACGGAGTAGAGGTTGCCTGTTATGTCCGCCCGAATGAGCTCCACCTTGTGCTTGAGCGCCTCAAGGCAGTGTTCGATGTCGTTTAGTGTGTCGAGTACCTGCATGGTCACCAGATTTGTGACCACAAAGAAAATGCATAATAAAATCAAAAAAGGCACATATGGGTGCCCATATGTACCACGATTGTTTGCAGGATCTGCCTCTGAATTACTTCTGCGATTGGTTCTTGGATTGGTTGAGTTCGTTGGCCAGAGAGTCCAGGTAGCTGGTCATCGAGAACTTCCTGTCGGAGATGGTGCGCTTGACCTCGGTGGCCTTGCCCAGCTTGACATGGAAGAACTGCTCGAAGCACTCCACGATGGTTGTGAACGGAGCCTTCTCTCTGGAGACATTGCTGATGGCCTTATCAGCATCAAGGGCAGTCAGGAGTTCCTTGAGTTTCACCACTTCGGTATCCCAATACAGCGGGGAGTCGATACTTGGTGTGGCCGAGATAAAGAGGTCCGGGTAACGGAGCCGTTTCTCGTTATGATTCTGATACAGAACGACTTTGTGTCGAGCATCTTTGACCGCTTCCACGATCAGTCCTTTTTTTTCCTCGCCACCACCTTATCGAAAACCATCTGGAGGCTGTCATAGGTGTCGGAGACTTCGAGATACGGACGGCCGCAGAGTAGTGCTCTGGCCTGCTCGATGAATTCGTGGAGCTGTGAGTTGAGCTCTGAAGGGGCAATGTCCTCGTCGGACTGGTTTTGCGCCGTTGTAAGAAAACGGCAATTTAGAATTTCATTCATAACTTTTTATGATTGGTTAAAGTTGTGTTTTGCCTATTTCTTTCTGATGGCAAAAATAAAAGCAGGTTGTACCACATTGTGAGACAGTTATGAATTATTTTTGTCTTTTGTGCCGATGAATTAGGGACTTGGAAAGTGTTGATTATGTTAAAAATATTAGGCGCGAATGGCAAAAAATGCTAATTTTGTACGTTAAGGATTACCATGCAGTAAAAAAAATCATTTACCCCCTCTGGGAGGAGTGTTTCTGTATGGGAAAAACTATAGGCAAGAGATAATTCGTATAATATGGCATACAATAAAAACGAACTGATTCAGAAGATTCAGTCCATTGAAACCCTTTCAAATGAGGAGAAGGCCGCACTTATCGAGTTGCTGCGCTCGCATAAAAAATACGGACTTGTTTGGGAAGATAAGCCGGAAGTCGTTGAAGAACGACTACGCTCAGAGCTTCCCATTCTCAAAGAGGTGAAAGAGCGTGCAATCATCAGTGATGAGCTGGATGCTCCAAACCATATTCTTATCGAAGGTGATAACCTTGAGGCTCTCGTGGCATTGTCTTATACCCACGCAGGAAAAGTTGATGTGATCTACATTGATCCTCCATATAATACTGGAAACAAGGATTTTATTTATAATGACGCTTATGTAGATAGCGAAGATTCATTCCGCCATAGCAAATGGCTCTCATTTATTGGACGCAGGCTACG